AAGAAAGAAGAGCTAGAGCTTCTCTGGAAGGAGACTGGGAAGTGCCTGAAGACGCAGAAGGTCCTCTAGATAAAGCTAGTACTATATTTGAAGGAGACAGTGGATTCACTAAAGATGAGTTATATAAGTATGGTGCTAACACAGGACAGATAGAGTCTGGATATAAAACTAGAGTACAGAATGGTGGAGGACCAGCTAGGAGTTACTGGCAAGTAGAACCTGATACAGCATTAGATTTACTAACAAACAGTTCTTCTTTATTTGGACCTAAGTTTGAAGAGATGTTCTCAGGTAAGTATGGTTCAGAGAATATGTCAGCTAGGGAAGGTTTATCTCTTATGTCTGCAGACGAGATGTCTAAGATATTAGAAGAAGATGATGATTTAGGAGCTACCTTCTCACTAGGTACTTATGTCAGAAGCAGACAATCATAAATGCAACTACAGGTTAAGTTACACGAGAAACAACGAGAAGTATTTGACGACCCATCTAGATTTAGAATTGTTGCTGCTGGTCGTAGGTTTGGTAAGTCTAGGTTAGCTGCATGGTTGCTTCTTATTGAGGCACTACAGAGTGAATCTAAAGATGTATTTTATGTAGCACCAACATTCCAACAAGCAAAAGATATTATGTGGGGTGTTCTAAAAGATTTAGGTAAGGATGTTATACAAGCAGCACATGAGAATACATCTGTACTAACTTTAGTCAATGGTCGTAAGATATACTTAAAAGGAGCAGATAGACCAGATACACTTCGTGGTGTAGGTCTACACTTTTTGGTTATTGACGAATATGCAGATATTAAACCTAATGTATGGGAACAGATTCTAAGACCAGCATTAGCAGATGTACAAGGTAAAGCACTCTTTATAGGAACTCCTAAAGGTCGTAACCACTTTTATGAGCTATATAAGTATGCAGAAGAAGGACAGGATGATGATTGGAAAGAGTTTCATTTCTCATCATACGATAATCCATTAATACCAGAATCAGAGATAGAAGCAGCAAAGTCATCTATGAGTGGCTTTGCATTTAGACAAGAGTTTCTTGCTAGTTTTCAAGCAGCTTCAAGAGACATATTTAAAGAGGACTGGGTATATTATGGAGATGAAGAAGATGAACCTGAAGATGGTCGTTACTACATTGCAGTCGACTTGGCTGGATTTGTGTCTGTGGATAAAGAAGCAGGTAACAAGAATAGAAAACTGGATGAGACAGCTATTGCAATCGTTAAAGTTCACCAAGAAGGATGGTGGGTCAAAGAAATAAGACACGGAAGATGGGATATACAAGAAACATGTAGAGAGATATTTAAAGCAGTACAGAACTACATGCCATCTAAGATAGGTATAGAGAAAGGTTCTTTAAAGAATGCAGCAGCTCCTTACTTAAATGATTTAATGAGAGAGAACAACATGTACTTCAGGATAGAAGACCTGAATCATGGTAACAGAAGAAAGAGTGAAAGAATTATATGGTCGTTACAAGGGCTATTTGAGAATGGGAAGATTGTACTAGAACGAGGAGATTGGAATACTCCTTTCTTAGACCAACTAGTTAACTTCCCTAATAGGCAACTACATGATGATTTAGTAGATGCCTTAGCTTATATACAACAGATAGCACAAGTAGAGATGTCTTTTGAAGATATTGAAGAAGAATATGAAGCCTTAGACATGGTTTCTGGTTATTAATTAAGAGGACTACACAATGGCAGAGCATCAATCAACAAATAAACTAGTTTCATGGATACAAGGTCATCTAATGGACTGGAGAGACAGTCGAGATGACAACTATTTAGAGAAATGGAAAGAATATGAAAGACTCTGGCGAGGTGAATGGGACTCTGGTGATAGATTAAGAGAGTCTGAAAGAAGTAGACTAGTATCTCCCGTCCTTCAAGAAGCTATTGAGAACCATGCATCAGAGATTGAAGAAGGTGTCTTTGGTAATGGTGATGATTTGTTTAGTATTGATGACGACCTTATGGATAAGGACGCTAAAGATGTACAGTATATGCAGAACTATATGCGTCAATGTTTTAAACAAACAGGATTACGCAAAGCAGTAGGAGATGTTATACTATTATCTTCTATATATGGTACAGGTATTGGAGAGGTTGTACTTACTAAGAAAAAAGAACTAGTACCAGCTACACAAGTTATGGATGATGTAGAATCAGTGGCGGTCGGAACAAAGGAAAAAGACACTGTTGCTATAACACTTAACCCTATTAGTCCACAAAACTTCCTTATCGACCCTAATGCTACAACTATTGATGATGCTATGGGTTGTGCTATCGAAGAATTTGTATCTTCACACCATGTAGCTAAGAATATAGAAGATGGAGTTTATATTGATGCAGATTTAGGTGGAAATTCATCATCTGAGTTTGATTTAGAAGAAACTTGGATAGATGAGGAGTATGACCAAGATAGAATTAAGATTGTAAGGTATTATGGTCTAGTTCCAGAGAAATTAATTGATAATCCTGAAAATGGAGAGTCATATGAAGGAACAGGAGACATATTACAAGAATATGGTAACTTAGTAGAAGCAATGGTCGTAATAGGTAACGATGATGTACTTCTTAAAGCAGAAAGAAGTCCATATATGATGAAAGATAGACCATTAGTTGCATATCAAGACGATACTGTACCTAAGAGATTCTGGGGTAGAGGAGTAGCAGAAAAAGGCTACAATATGCAGAAAGCTATTGATGCACAGTTAAGAGCTCACCTAGATTCACTAGCTTTAACTACTGCACCTATGATGGGTATGGATGCAACACGTTTACCTAGAGGAGCTAAGTTTGAGATTAGACCAGGTAAAACAATTCTTACTAATGGTTCTCCACAAGAAATCTTACAACCATTTAAGTTTGGTGTAACAGAAGAGTCTAATTTAGTAACTGCACAAGCATTCCAGAAGATGTTACTACAAGCTACTAATACTTTAGATACTCAAAGCGACGTTAAGCAGCCTACAGGAGGAGAACTCTCTGTAACCCTAGCTACCATACTTAAAAAGAACAAACGTACACTGGTGAACTTCCAAGACAACTTCTTGGTTCCATTCATTACTAAAGTAGCACATAGATTTATGCAATTTGCTCCTGAGCAATTCCCAGTAGCAGATTATAAGTTTGTAGCTAACTCTTCTCTAGGTAATCTAGCTAAAGAAGTAGAACAAGTACAGTTTATTAACTTACTTAAAACACTAGGACCTAGCAGTCCTGTAGTACCATTGTTGTTAGATGGTATAGTTAAGAACTCTAGTCTTGATAATAAAGTTAATATACAAGAACAATTACAAGCTAGTCAACAACAAGCACAACAACAAGCTGCACAACAGCAGCAAATACAACAAGCTCAAGTTCAAGCAGAGTTACAGCTTACTCAGTCACAATCTCAAGAGAATATGGCACAAGCTCAGAAGTATCAAGTAGATGCACAGATGATGCCACAAGAAATACAAGCTAAACTGATGACAGCTCTAGCAACTAACTTACCTAGTGAGTCAGATGAGCAAGAGAAAGAATTCCAGCGTAGAGTTAAGACTGCTGAACTGATGTTAAAAGAAGCAGAGCTTAAGATTAAAGAGCAAGATATGAAGGAAAATTCTAACATAGTCAAGATGCAAATGCAACAGAAACAAAATAAAGCTTGACATTTGATTAATTTTATGGTATAATATATATATATGGACAAAGAATTACAACAGTATTATGAAGATAGATTTACAATGTTTACTACTAAAGGATGGAAAGATTTAGTAGAAGATATAGAAAAGATAAAAGATAGTATTAAAGTAGAAGATATACAAGATGAAAAAACTTTATTTGCTCGTAGAGGTGAATTAAGAATCATGAACTGGTTAATTAATTTAAAAGATGTTTCAGAACAAGCACATCAGGATTTAAAGAATGAAGATACTGTTTGATTTTGAATGTAAGGATTGTGGAGTATTTGATAAGATAATTGAATACACTACAACAACAGATTGCCCAACATGTGGTAAAGAGTCTAAGAAACTTATTAGTGCTCCTAACATAATGTTAGAAGGTGTATCTGGCGACTTCCCCGATGCACATGCAAAGTGGGCGAAGAAGCACCATGCTCTTAATGAAAAGCAAGAGTATTAACTTTAACTAGAGGTAAATAAGGGTTAGTCTCCTTAGTTATCTCCCTATAATGCTTAAATGCACAGGAGAATAATATGGCTGATATAATAGAAGAAGTAGAAGAAGCAGTTGCACCTAATCAACCAGTGGTAGAAGACCAAGACACAGTAGAGGCAAAACTTGAG